GCAAGCTTTCATCAAATATTACATTTGCATCTGGCCTTGTTCCTCTATCAATAATTAACCCTGAAGTGCCAAGACTAATTCCTGCACCTGTTTCTCCATTGTTTAAAGTAATAGTGTTATCTTCAACAATTAGTTCACTTGAGCCAATGCTTGTGCTTTGACCTTGAACATCAAGATCACCACTTACAGTAACTTTACCGCCGTTGCCAACATCTAATGTGATGTCGCCGCCGCTTGTAACTTTTATTTTGTAAGAACTTGCACCTACATTATTGATACGTTCAGCCATTTATTTAACTCCTTAGATAGCAGTTAAACGTAGCAATGATTCTGTTGAGTCGTCTTCCGCTGTCCAAGTATATCGATTACCATCATAGTCTACACAAGTTCTATTGAACATTTTTTTAACATTGATAGCATTTCCTCCTGTGCCGATTCCAACAAGCAAAGCTTCTTTATCAGCATTTGGAGCACTACCATCTGTAGTAAGTGTGCAAACTCTTGCTATATTGCCTGCATCATTTGAACAATTAAATTTGTTTGTTCCTCGTTGTGAAACGATATAGCCTTCAATTAATGATGATCCATCATGAAAGCGAATTGGTATTGTTGGTGTGGCTGTACCTGTTGCACCAAAATTTCTTTTATTGACTGGTCTTCCCATTGTTTTTCTCCTTTTTGACGTTCTAAGTCTACGCTATGGGTCTAGCATAAGTCCTCTAATGAGGCTCACCTATTGACAATAGTATTTATGAAAAAAATAAAAATGGGTTATAATGTATAACAAAAAGCTCGCTAAAATTAATTAACGAGCTTTCTGATTATAATGAGTAGGGAGGACTTGGGTTTCACCTCCAACTAGGTCGACCGAGATACCATTCTCCAAATCCCCTAGCACTTACTTCCGCCCGGGAGGGCGATGTGATTCTTGGTCGCTAAACTTTGAACCTGGCTACCACGCCTAAGCAATCAAGTTATGCCTCTTGGTAAGACACGTTTCCTTGCACTACTCTAACTAGACCGTCGTCTAACTATGTTTATAATATAGCAAATAAAACACTAATGGTCAACCTTTTTTTATATTTTTTTTAAATTAATTGCGTATATTCTGCCTTTATTTTCAAGATGTTCGTATTCAACTCGATCTCCTATGATCAAAGTATGTTCTGATTTATTAAACAAAACATCTTTTCTTACTTGTCCAAACTTATCAGGGCGTATTACGCCTTTGTTGCCAACAAATTTGTATATTTGTCCAGTACGTACCATTGTAAACTCCTTGCAGTATTTACTCATAGAAAAAGGCCTTGACGGCCTTTTTCATTATTATGTTGCTAAAAATATTAGCTGAAAGCAAGGTTGCCGCTGTTAACTTCTACCTTCTCTAGGTAGTCAGCCGCATTACCAAGAGACGAAGCTGTGTTTGATAACTCAACATATCCGTATCTAGTCATGAAAGACACAACTGGTTCGAATGATGTTGGATCAAGCACAACGCCACTGCTCATCAACGGAATGTATGGGCAATAGAACGCCGCCGCGTCTGATTCACTTGTACCTTTGTAACCAACTAGTACATCATCGTCAGCCGCATATGTGTTCACATATATCTTCATTGCTGAGTTTAGTGTACCAACCATTTTGGTGTTTGTTGGTGCTTCAAATGTACCTTCAGTTGTTCTTGCGAACGCTGAAGTTGTAGCACTTTGTAGTACAGTTAGGATTGCTGGAGAAACAACAGCCCAGTTACCTGCGCCTCTTCTTGTTCTTTGTGCAATTCTGTTTGCCGCTCTGTTAACGAGAACAGCCAAAGCGGCGTGCTCATCACCAACAAAAGTAGCTGTACCAGATACACTTGCTTGGTTAAATGTATCAGTACCTGTACCTGCTAGGGTTGCAAGAGAACCTAGGATCTCTTGATCGATTTCAGCAGTAATTTCTTGTGCAAGAGCCGCCATAATTTCGGCTTCTACATCAATACCATGCTGTGACTGAGCATCTTGTGCAGATTCAAAAGTCCATCTTGCTGATAGCTTACGTGATTTAGCTTCAACAGTTTGCTTTAAGATCTGAATGCTTAGTCTTTTTCCAGCTTCGCCTTCAAGTGCGGCAGTTGCGTCTGCTTTACCTGATGTTGCATTACCGGAATATGCTTCCGCAATTTTGAATGGTGAAAGTGCTTCTTCACCTGCTACTGCGCCTGAGGCACCTGAACCAACAGTATCGGAGTACCGTACTCTTAGTGTGTGGATTTGACCCACTGGTCCTGTCATTGGTTGAACACCAACGATTTCGTTTGCAATAACGGTTGGCATAACACGTCTGATCACTGGTAGGATCACTCGGTTAAGCGTTGCTATGTTACCGGCAGAGGTTGCACCTGCAGTTGCGGTCTCAGCCAAATACTTTCGTGTATTTTCTAGCGTTGACGACATAACTGCTTTCTTTGTGCCTTGTAGGCCTTCAAGAAGTGCTGTTTTGGTCTCTTGCCAGCGACTTTCTAGTAGTTCTGACATTGTTATCTCCTTAGTTTAAACCAGCTAAACGTCTAATATCGATGATATTACTTGCGTTTGCTGAGATATCAGTTTTTTCGGTTTCTCTGTTGCCTGTTATTTCTTTTGCCTCTGCCAATACTTTTGCCTTTTTTGTTGGACTCTTGCCGTCGATAACTGCCGGTAGATACTTTTCAAACTGAGACGTTAGTCTAGAAGTTTGAACACTTTCTAACAAATCCATCATTATTTCTTTTTGATCAACACTCAAAGGTGCAACCAAATTATCGATTTTTTCTTTGCGGGCAATTGACTCATTAATCATACGATTTTCATCAGCCTGTTTTTCCGCAAGTTTAATTGCCTTGGCCGCCGCAACCTTTGCTTCGCTTAGTTGTTGATTTTTAGTATCTACAACTTTGAGAAGTTTAGAAGTTTCACTCTTTTCATTTAGATAGGAGTGAGAATATTCGTTAGCAAATGCTTCGAATAGTTTACGGCCAAAATCATTTTCTCGTGCCTTCTCAATATCTTCTTTGAGTGAAGAAATTTCTTTAGTAAGAGTTCTTCCCACAGTATCAGATACCAAGTTTGCACTTTTCTTAATAAAGTTTGTTTTAACTGTATCAAGATGTTTCTTAGCTTCACGTACAAGACGTACTTTAGTTTCTGCTAAGTCTTTTTTATCTTCGTAAAACTCTGCAAGTTCTTTAGCAAGTGATTCAACTACAAACTCTTCAAGAGCAACAAACTTATCAGCCATTGCTTTTTGATCGCCATGTAGTTCTTTTATTTCTGTAGCTAGTTGCTCAGTAACAAAAGTTTTCATTAGTTCAGCATTTTTACGTTGTGCAACAGCAAAGTTAGCTTTCGCTTCTGCTAATTGTTTACGATCTTCTGAGAATTCCTTAATTTCTTCTGCCAGTCTTTCCGTAACAAGCGAATCAATAGCTTCAACCATTGTTGACTTATCATGTTCATACTTTTTGGCAAATTCTTCACGGAGTTCCGCAGTGACTTCAAGTCGATTTTCATTAATCTTCTTGTTCCATGCTTCTTCTAACTCTGAACGTACTTCTTCCGATAGTGCGTCATTTTCGAAGAGTGATTTTAGTGCATCTAACATTAATTTCTCCTCGTTAATGGAGCCTGCTTATTATTCCTAATAAGCTCTCTTTTAAATATTTTTGTGCCTTTTTGTCGCCTTGGACCTCTCTCGAAGTTAAATATGCCTTGTATCCGCCTCTTTCGTTCATTAAATGTTCATAAATTGGCGTTGGATACGCACCGGGGGCGGAGGGTTGAGCCACTACGTCCACAGTGATTATTTCAAATCCTTCTACTTGACCACCACCGTCTACTTCGCCTGAACCGCGAGATGAGACGCCTAGTTTCACTCCGCTTTCAAGCATTGTTTTTACTAGGCCTCCCATTGGTGTTGGTAAAATTTTAAGTTTGCCGTAACCGTTTGGGCCATCCATCCACATTTCTGTGACCATATGACACACACGATCTAGGTTTATATTGAGTCCTTCAGGATGATCAACTTCTCCTAACACTGAGTAGCCGCCACTAATTTGTTCATTGAGAGTGGTGACAGCCCTGCTAATTTCATTAACTGGATATACACGCTGATTTGCGTTTTTTACTCCACCTTGAATGCAAATACCTTTCATATAAAGATCTTTGCCTTCATTAGCAGACTCAACAACAATTCTAGCTTGGTCAAAACTCAAATGTTCATTAAGTATCTTCATCTATAGTCCTCTTTAGCTTCCAATAGTTGATTTTTTATTGTCAGCGTTCTCTGGTTTCGACTTCTTTTCAGCGCCGTGTCCAGGTTGCGACTTCATTGATTTTGCCGCTTTTCCACCAGGTACATTTACATTACCATGTGAATCTTCTTTTGCAGAACCGCCAGTACCGCCTTCGTCAGCTGAGCCACCTTTTGCAATATTAGCAGATGTACCGCCCATATCGTTTTTACCAGCTACTGTTGACTTGGCATTTGCACCGTTGTCACCTTTTTTTGGCTCTTCTGCCATTTTATCTACGTATTCACGCATAACTTCTGTATCAGACTTGGCAATTTTTGACTCTTCTACTTCTTCGTCAGTAGCTTCTTCTACTTCTTCGTCAGTAGCTTCTTCTACTTCTTCGTCGTTTGCTTCGTATGCAATCGCTTCTTCTTCAGCATCGTCACCTTCTTCTGAATCCATGTCCATTGGCATTTCGTCATCAGCTGGTGCTTCTTCGTCACCCATGTCGCCATCCATCATTGCTTCAAATTCTTGTTTCAATGACTCTAGCTCGTCTTCTAGGTCCATTACACGGTCTTCAATGTCACCTTCTCCGCCTTCTGCGTCCATGCCCATGTCGTCTCCGTCCATGCCCATTTCCATATCATCGCCAGCGTCTGGCATTTCAACATCCATTTCCATGTCGTCTACAGGGTCAGCTTCTACAGTTGGCTCCATAAATTCTTCTACTTTTTCGTCAGTGGCTTCGTCAACCTCTGCGTCATCAGCAGATGCTTCTTCAACTTCTTCATCAGTTGCTTCGTCAAGATCGTCTTCGTTAGAAGCTTCATCTACTTCCTCATCAGTAGCTTCATCTACTTCTTCGTCAGTTGTTTCTTCTACTTCAGCATCTTCTTCTGCTAATAGATTTTCATATATATCTCTTGATTTTTCTACCACAATTTCGTGGAATAGCTCTTCAGCTTTTTCTTTATCTTCGTTGACTAAATGCTCTAGCATTTCTTCAAACTTATTACGTTCAGTCATGTTTATCTCCTTCACAATAAATTTTACAAGGCTGTCTATTATATTTACACTTTTTGGGAAATATACGCTTAAAATGGGGTCAAAACAGCGTATTTTAAGATTTTGATGGGGTTATACCAAAAGTTTTACAAAAAATTCTGGTTGACATATGCTTTAAATTTTTACAATCAACTAAGTTATCTGGTATATAACTGTCCTCTTCCATAACTCTAATGTATTT